TGGTGATGCGATGAAGGGTTTTGGTAACATTGCTACTGCCATTATCAAAATGTTGCCGGCGTTGTTGGCGTTGAAGGGCATTATGATGCTTTCGGCTGCTGGTTCGTCAATTCGTAATTTGATTTCTGCTGTCAGTGCTATTCGTGGTGTCGGCGGTGGCGGTGGCGGTGGAGGCGGCGATGTTGGCGCTGTTCCTATTGTTTCTACTAGCACAACACCTACAAAAGTCAAAACTGTAAAAACAGTCGCTAAAAAGGTTTTGGGTGCTGTGGCTACAGCAGAAACGACAACTGCAGTCGCTCAGGGTTTAGGGATGAACGCTGATACTGGTAATCGTTTGGGTCTCATTGCCGCCGCAGGATCAAAATGGAAACTGCCGGGTCTGATTGCTGGCGCAATTCTTGGTAGCTTGAGCGGCGATAGTGCTGGCGGTGGCGCCCATACTTTAAAGGAAAACCGAGCTTTTGAAGCTGCACAGCGTAGGCTTAACAAGAACGCTACCTTGAATCCTGGTCTTGGAATTTTGATGAACCCTAACGGTGCTACTGGTGGAAGTTTTATGAACGGAAACAACTTTGCCACTAAAAGAGGGCCGACAACAATTAACGTAAATGTGCAACCTGGCACTTCGGGGCCTGAGACGGCTAAAGCGATTGTTAAGTTGTTGGGTTCGTTTGACAGGATAAACGGCACAAACATTGTCACTAAGCCGGGTCGCTGATGGCTGTTCCTACTCAAAAGGTTGAGTTTGGTTTTACTCAGTCATCGCCAGGTGTTTACACTTACATTGACATAACGTCGTTTGTGCGATCCGTAAACATCACTCGCGGTGTTTCGCGCGAACTTGACTACTATCAGGCTGGCACTTGCAACATTGTGTTGGATAACAACCTAAGAACTTTTGATCCTTCTTATGCCGCTGGCCCCTACTATGGTGAAATAAAACCACAAGCTGCGGTTCGTATTACTTCTGGCAACGTTGTTATTTTTACTGGTTACGTTGACACTTGGTCTTTCAATTATCAAATTGTTGCTGATGCAACGGCAACCATTGAAGCCTCAGATGGAACAGGGCGTTTATCTAAAGCACAATTACCTGCTTTGACTTGGACTTCTGAGTTTTCTAGTTCGCGTGTTAGTAGAGTTTTAGATCGTGACGAGGTTGCTTGGCCAGCTAACCAAAGACAAATTTCTGTTGGTTCAATTCAGTTGGGTTCTGACAGCATTTCCGATGGCACTTCATCTTGGGATTATTTACAACAAATCGCACAATCTGAGGGTGGTGCTGCGTTTGTTACTGCTACTGGTGATGTGGCTTTTAAGGGTCAGTCGGCTTCCGTTGTTCCTTCGGATGCGACGGTTTATCGTTACAATTTGTGTTTAAACCCTTCAGCTGAGTCAAATACGACTGGCTATACCGGTGGCACAAGAGTTTCAACTCAGGCTTACGCAAACACTTATTCGTTGCAGGGTTCAACTTTTCAGCAATGGGATTATTTGCCGCCTGTTGCGCCGGATACTTTGAACGGTTTAAAGTATTTTGATTCGGCAACTACTTGGGTTCGAAACCGTAACTACACTTTTAGTGCTTATGTTTATTCGACTGTGGCACAAACAGCAATTTTGACTGCCGGTTTTAGAAGAACAGGTGCAACAAATAGGCTTGACGCTTCGGTTCAAACTTTGGCTTTGGCCGCGAACACTTGGACTCGTATGAGTGTTACAGCAACGCCTGGTGTTGGTTCTATGACTGGAAACTTGTCTATTAGCGTTCCTGGTGCTGGCACAACACTGTTTGTTGATGCAGTGCTTATTGAGGCTTCACCATTTCTTGATGTTTACTTTGATGGCAATATCAAACCAGCCAACACCACCAACATTACTTATTTCAATTCGTGGCAAGGAACAGTCAACAACTCTGTTTCAGCATTGACTGTTATCACTTCGTATTCCGCTTCGATTCCTAACTCAATTATTCTTACTGACGTTCCTGGTGCTGGTATTCCTTATGAAGATATTGAAGTTGTTTATGCTTCGGAAACTCTTTACACAAACATTTCGATTGGTGTTGGCACAGCTCAAATAAGTCAATCTAATGCGGCTAATGGTTCCGCTTATGGGATTAGAAGTTACACGATTGATCCGTCGTTGGTTGCTGATGTCACTAACGGTCAAGCGTTGGCTAACTATTTGTTGGATGTTTATGACAATCCTCAGTTGCGTTTTGATTCGGTGAGTTTGGGTTTGCACTCTTTGAACGCTGTTGATCAGGCCAGCGTTTTGAACTCGGAGCTTTACACGGCGGCAACTATCACTTACACGCCTTCTTCGATTGGTTCGGCAATTACCGGTTATCAAAGAATTGTTGGGTTGACTCACACCATTACTCCAGACACTCACAAAATGACTTTCAATTTGGCTGAGTTTGGTTTGCGTTTCCGGTTGAACTCGGTGACTTATGGTGTTATTGGCACAAACATTCTCGGATATTAGGACAGGGTAAAATAAACTTATGGCTGGTGCAGGTTTTAAAACATTCAACGCGGGCGACATTTTGGGCGCAACCGACGTAAACACTTATTTGATGCAGCAAAGCGTTATGGTTTTCGCTACGTCTGCTGCTCGTGGTTCTGCTGTAACTTCGCCATCACAGGGAATGACTTATTACCAGTCTGACGAGGGTAGAACTTACACTTATTCTGGTGCGGCTTGGAAACCTAATACGCCGTTCACTATTCAGACTGGTAACGCTGATTCGGGAACTGGAACGGTTACTGTGACGTTTGCTTCGGGCCGTTTTAGTCAAGCCCCTGTTGTTAGCGTGACTGTGGTTTCGTCGTCTAACGGTGCTACTAGCGCAACGATTGGAACACCGAGTGCTTCTGGTGTGACTGTTTATGTTTGGGCTGGAACAGTGGCTTCTGCTGTTGCTAGAACAATTCACTACACGGCTATTCAAATGACTTCTTCGAACGGTGCTGGTTAATGATAAAAGTTACTTGCCGAACTGACGGCTGTATCAATGAAAACATCCCTATCTCTTTTGAAACGATTGGTGACACCGTTGTTTGTGGTTGTTGCAGCGTTCAAATCACTGACATTGTGACGGACACCGAGTAATGACTGACCTTAGACAACCGACGAACTCGGAACTGTTGAATCGTATTGATCGCAAACTTGCTGTCATCGAGTCAAAGATTGACCAAATCGCTGACCACGAGGACAGGTTGCGTGAGTTGGAACGTGCCAGGTATAAGTCGGCTTGGATTACTTCGATTGCTTCGTCGGCTTTGTCGGCTGTCATTGTGTTCGTAATTATCAAAGGAATAACAGGAAAATGATTAACCCTGGCTTATACGACCTTGTTTGTCCACAGGGTGCTTCGTTTGACAAAACATTTACTTGGACTATTGGTGGCACTGCTGTCAACTTGACTGGTTACACGGCTGCTATGCAGGTTCGTGTCGGTTTTGATACTGCAACAACTTTGGTGAGTTTGACTAACGGTTCGGGTATTACTTTGGGTGGCACTGCTGGCACGATTGGTGTTGCTATTTCGGCGGCTGTTACGGCTGGTGTTGCGGCTGGTTCTTACGCTTACGATCTTGAGCTGTATTCGGGTTCTACTGTTACTCGTTTGTTGCAGGGTGCGTTTACGGTTACGCCAGGGGTGACTCGATGAGTGATGTTGTTGTTACGGTTTCTGAAACTAACCCTGTTCTGAATGTTGTTGAGACTGTTGCCACTATTGCTGTGGGAACGTCTGGGCCACAGGGCATAAAGGGTGACACTGGGGCTACTGGTTCTCAAGGTGCTACAGGCGCTACAGGGCCTCAGGGCATTCAGGGCATTCAAGGCACTACAGGTTCTACTGGGGCTACCGGTTCGACTGGTGCACAAGGTTCAACTGGTGCGACTGGTGTTGGTATTTCGTCTATTGTGCGAACTTCTGGCACAGGGGCGGCTGGAACGACTGACACTTTTACTATTACTTACAGCAACGCAACTACTTCAACGTTTCAGGTTTACAACGGTGCTAATGGTTCTGCTGGTGCGACAGGCTCTCAGGGTGCCACAGGTGCACAGGGTGCAACAGGTGCCACAGGTGCGACAGGTTCAACAGGTGCCGCAGGTCGAGGCGTAAGCTCGATTACTCGCACTTCGGGAACTGGTGCAGCAGGATCAACAGACACCTACACGATTACTTATTCTGATGCGACCACTTCGACTTTTACTGTGGTCAATGGTGCTAACGGTGCTACCGGTGCAACAGGTTCGCAAGGTGCTACCGGTGCGACAGGCTCGACTGGTGCGACTGGTGCGCAAGGCTCTAGCGGTGTAATCGCTGTCACTGCACCAATCACCAACTCGGGCACTTCAACTTCGGCAACGATTGGTTTGGCTGCTGTTGTTCCTGATGCAACGGTTTCAACGGCTTCGACAGGTTTTGGTTTTTTTGGTTTGCCACAGAACGCAACAACGACTGGTTCTTACACGGTTGTGGCTGCCGATGCAGGGAAACATATTTACGCTTCGGCTACTAGAACTGTCACGATCAACTCGAACGCTAACCTGGCGTTTCCTATTGGCACAACATTGACGTTTATCGCTGGCACTGGTGCGACGATGACTATTGCTATTACTACGGACACGATGTATTTGGCTGGTGCTGGAACGACTGGTTCTAGAACGCTTGCGCCTTTTGGTATGGCTTCGGCTGTGAAGTTGACTTCTACTTCTTGGATTATTAGCGGAAACGGTTTGACGTAATGACTGGTGTTCTTGCTGGTGTTATTGGATCGGTCAAGAAGGCTGCTACTGGGCCAACAAACATTATGGTCAATGGTTCGGCAACTTCAGCGACTAACCCTTTCTTTGGTGGTAGCGGTTTTAGAAACACAACCTATTTCAAAACAACTCCTGCTTCTTGGCAAATGAACGATGTTGGTAATGGGCCAGAACTAACCTATTTTGCAGCTACTGGTTTGACTATTGGACAAACTTATTCAATGTCTTGGTGGTCTAGGAACGACCCAGTAAACGGTTCAGAGGCGGTCACTTTGTCTCCTCTGTCTTTTGATGGTGGCACAGGAACAACAAGTTACACACCTGGCGCAACTTTTACTTATTACAAACTTGAAAATATGACTGCCACAAGCGTATACGTGTATTTTCAATTCACTGGCAGCAACTTCAACAGCCTATTTGATGACATTTGGATTGTCTCAGGGGCTACTGCGTTCTAAGGTAAAATTGTCTTATGGCTGCTAAAGATGTAATCGCTCACGCTCGCAAACACCTCGGATACGTTGAAGGTGTCAACAAAGACAACCTGTTTGGTAAATGGTATGGGGCAAACCATTCACCCTGGTGTGCGTGTTTTGTGTCTTGGGCGTTGAACGCCGCCGGTGACGGTGAACTTATTGCTGGCGCACAAACCAAAAAAGGGTTCAACTCGTGCGGTGCAGGAATCAAATTCTTCAAAGCCAAAAACGCCTGGCATCCGGTAGCCGAAGCGCAACCAGGTGACCTAGCGTTCTTTGACTGGGATCACGACGGTTCACAAGACCACGTCGGCATTGTTATCGAAGTCAACTTGAAAAAGAAACAAGTCAAGTGCATCGAAGGCAATACGAGCAATACTTCTCACGCTAACGGTGGCGTGGTGCAGGAACAGTGGCGCAACTTTAGCGTCATTATGGGTGTGGGCCGACCAGCTTACAAAATTGGAGAATGATGCGTGAACGAGTTATTGAAATCTTGGCAGTATTGGGTGCGCTTGCTTGGCGCGGTTTTGGTTTGTTCCTGTTTATTCTTGGCGGTTCTGCTGGTGTGGGTGCTGTTGTTTCAGGCTCTTGGATCACTGGTGTGGTAATTGCGTGGGGAACTTTGATGATTGGTGTTATTGGTGCTATTGGTTACGCTATTGCGACTACCGGACAAGCTGACGCGGTTGTTGTTGAAAACGCTGTGAAGGATGCTGTTCAAAAGGCTCAAGCCGAAAAGCAGAAGTAACTCCAAACAAAGAGAAACCCCCAGCCGAAATATG